CTATCTCATATCTTGAGTGTTCCCATTCCTTAAACAATGGTATGTCTGACTCACGACTTTCAAGATTCTCCATGCTCATGATTTTAAGGGCCTCACCGCTTGGTGGAGTACCACCTTCTCCCCATCGAATAGCGAGTGAATGATTCTGACCCACCTGGTTGATCATCATCTTAACTGCTTCTATCATTTCCCGAATAGATCCAGTAGGTGATACATATTGAAGCGATGCACCTTCAGGTAGAGAAATCAATCTTTCAATGCCAGCCTTCAGATTAGGGATCTCTGTGTCTATCCCTGTAATAACTGGCTGACCCAATGCAAAGCGAGTAGCTAATGCAATCTCAGTCATAGCAATACTGACTTGAAGTGAAGCCCTTGCAACGTCCATGCTATCTGATGAGAACTCAATTTTACTTAATGGTAGTATCCCGTAAGGATTAACCATCTCTAAATTAGAGCCTATTGGATTAACTCTACCAACCGTATCGAATGAGAAATGTAGTCCAGGTTCACCATCTCTTGATTCACTCCAGAATACAAACTTACGATTCCCTTTTAAATCCTTAGCAACTTCATAGCTTATTCCATAGGGAGTTGATTCACCAACTAAATAATACTCTTTAGCATTGGTAACTATATCGTATTCAAGTCGTTCATGCCTGTCTGAATATGTGGATCTGAAATGACACTTACCTATCAGCCATGCTATCTCTGCGAATTCACGAGTCTTAGAATCAAGACGATATGCAAGATCATTGTATTCATTAGCTGGTTCACCATTAATAAATCTTTCTGGTGGCTGCTTATATAACATCATCCTTGCCTTAGCGAATCTTGGTACTATCCGCATCCCAAAGGGAGGCACTTGCTCTAATGATGATCCTGGAAACCATTGAGCCAAATGTGTATCCATGTTCTTGTTGTAGTAGAAATCAAGAGCTGTATCTTTCTCAGCAATCTCGTTCTGTTTCATATCGTTCTCAGCACGCTTTACTGATTCCATTACCACATCCCTACCGAGTGAAGGAAGCATTACTTTATCGTGAAAATTATATTCCATAACCTACCATTTCTTTACCACCTTGAACTTGACATTTCTCTGCGTCTCGCTGGGAATAATCTATTACAAGCATACCCGATTGCATCACTTGCGTGAGTCTGGGAGCTGTCTCTTTTATCTATATCGCTTCCATGCCATACGTTTCTTTCAAAATCCATAAGTAAGTTGGGGCAGTTCTCGATAGATAGGTTGCCTTCCCTTATAAGTTTATTGACTGAATTTACTCTTTCCCTTACTGGTGGGTTGGCCTTTGGTGCTGATATAGTATAGCCATGATGTGATCTTATAATACCATGATCGCTTGCAACCGCACTTGATCGCCTTGCTGAACCACTTGCATCAGGAAACACTCTCGCATCTGGGTACTTCTTTACTAATTCTTCCACCATATCGTAAGTCGTTGCATTCTTCAATCTTATCTCATCAAATACATGAATCCAATTAGGCCCTATATAAAATATCTCTGAACTCATAGCATCAACGTTGAAATCCATCGCAATCCCAATAGGAAGCCCTTCATTCTTTAGATCAGGGCGAGCAGTAACGTGACTTGTTCTATCGAAGTCCTTGTAAACTCTGCCTTGAGTAAGATTGACAAACTTCCCATATACATAAGCATCTATCTGTTCTGGTGAATATGAATCAAGAAGGCTCTGTTTGTAATCATCTGGAAGGTGGTGATTATCAAGCGTTGAAGCCGTTATTACACCGAGGTCTAACTTAGGGTCATTTACTATATCAAATCCCCAATTCAACTGCTCTGGAGTTCCTGTTAGGTATATCTGCGATAGCTTTGCATCTGGGTGTCTTACTCTTGCAATCATTTGCTCAAATACCTTACGCTTCTGTATAAATGGTTCATCTATAATTGCCCATCCGAGGTTAGGCCCACGAAGGGAATCTGGTGTATCACCACTACCGAGCCACAGCTTACCGCCCCAGCCGTGAAATAAGAACTCTGCCTTCTGTTGGTTATAGGTGTATTCAATCCCAGCACGATCACATATCTCCTCTAAGGTTATAATAATCGTTTTTCTTGCTAATTGATGCGATGGCGAAACATACATTCCAGGGACTGGTGAGTTCAAATAACTCATATATAAAGACTTTAATGCACCGATGTAAGTCTTTCCAGAACCATATCCACCTACTAATAATACGTTCCTGTTTGGCATATCCCAGAATTGACGTTGATGGACTAACATAGAGTCCTTTTTTATTCTGAAAATCACTCAACTATCATCTCATCTTTTACAATTCTTTGCTCTATGTATTCTCTTGGTTTGCCTTCGACACGGTTCATATATATCTCAACAGCCTTTAGTGATCCGTTTTCCGCCATAGACAATACCTTGTTTATAATCCTTTCTTTTCTTGTCTTACCATCACTTTTCTCTGTATCTGCGAGTTCCTTAAATAGATCAGACAATGCACCATGCCGCCCTTTTGGATTGGCATTGTTTCCAGGCTTGAATTGCACACCAGCAGTATTTCCTTTGGCAAATTGCCCATTTTCCCGTCGATTTTCCGTCGTTTCACTCATCGACTAAAGCCATCACAAGAGGTTTGTTTATTTTATCCATAAGATTTTTCACTTTTGGTGAATCAATTTCATATACATCAAACTCTAATCGCCAGTTGTGGGTAGTCTTTAGGTTTTTAATCCCGACTAACTCTACATTTAGGGCTATTCCCCTTTCTGGTTCTATGATTTCTGGCATTTTATAAGTTCAGCTGAACTAAATCCGTCATTCCTGTCTTTCGCCCACCATGCAATTTCTTATTCGGCGAGTAAGGGAACGGATGATCCCTCTACCTTTAGGGGCAACTACAACCTATTTATATGTTATTTTGGATTATATCACACGCTTTCGCAAAGATTTTGGATGCGTTTTGTTGCGTATAACCGTTTAATTTTCCTATACTTGTGAAGGAAATACCCTGTACGATGTGTAAAAATAAGATTTGTTTCTGTTCGGTTGTGAAATTTTGCCAACTTTGTTCAATTATCTCACAATATCTCAATTCATCTCTATCAAATTCATCCCTTGCGAATAGATATTCTACTGCAATCTTAGTTACATTGAGTCTGTTCAACGCTTTCTTGGCTAATTCTGCAGCTTCTTCAAATTCGTAGCAGTCTTTATCTGGTATTTCCAATTTTATTTATCCTTTACCCGTTTTTTAATCCGCTTATCTTTGATTATTTGGCATAGAACACAAAGTCCATTAACGTAGATAAAACATTCAAATTCCGATCTTTGACAATTAGAACACTTCCGATACTTAGGATCACCTCGCCATTTCATTTAGTCTCTCTCACGTTAATTATCCCCCACCAAGGTAGAATCCACCATTTCGCTAACCATTCTCATTCCACATCGACTGTTTTATGTTCATGTTTCGTTTTAGGTAGGGGGAAAATCATCTTGTTATTAAATCCTTTATAGCATAAACGACCAGAGTCATTATGAATAATGCACCAGCAAATGCAAGGAATCCAAAGCCAAATAAAAGCATATTGATCACCCAGTTAAATATTGTCATTTAGACCACTCCATTCCGATTTTACGTAAGTCTTCGGTTGGAATTAATGATATAGAATCGTTCCTGTTTTTTCTCTGGTAGAGTTTATAGATCGCTTCTCGTGGGGATGTAACGTATTCGTGTTCTACGAATCGCTGGATATAATCTATGAGCCTGGACGGTTTAATCATGATCCATGATTGCTTTGTCTCAAAAGCTATTAAATCAGCATGAGAATTATATAACCAACCATCATCAGCAACACCACTCAACTCGACCCAATGATATTCATCCTGGATTTCAGATCCACGAGATAGGGCCTTCATGCCTTTGATCTCGATGTTCGCATGGATGTTCAGATCGAAATGGTGTTTAATGTCGTATGCTTCACCGACTTTCGTAGCCTTGAATCCCATCACGTTCATTTGATCAATGAAACGTAATTCTGTTTCCAGCCCGTTGATTGCTTGCTTGAAGTTCCTCATAATCTTGTTCCTCCTTTTTGGCTATTTTTTCGCATCTTTC